TCAAGACCAATGCGGAGAGGAAAGGCTTGAGCCACGAAGCCAGTGCTATCGATAAAGAAGCTATTGCTTTGATGAAGTTAACACCAGCCGAGCAGAAAAACTGGCTAAAAGATCGTGGTGTTGATAAGCCTGGAGCGAATGCAAAGATTCGCCGTGAGCAGATAATTAATATTTTGAAGGAGGGTAAATGAAGAAAATGTATATAGCCGTGCTGGACGAGGCACCAGATTACATGGTGCCAACTCTGGTTGCACACACTATTTTAGGTGCTGATGACCATTTCTATGAACATCCTGACATGGAGACTGTCAGGCATTACTGTGATTGGAGGGTTAACTCTTTCCGAAAGGTTGTCTTGCGTGTTAACAGAAAAGAGTTCGACAAAATCAGAGAGACACTCACTCACTACGCAGGACATGAAAATACCATCTGTGGTGGTGAGCTTAGCTGCTTAGTTGTCCTGCCAGTTGAGAATGATGCAGTTCCAAACGTATTGAAATTCGCAAAAATGTGGAAACCAAGTGTATGAGTTGGATTTTCGACGCAATAGGAAAAGGAGGTAAGACAATGCCACAAAAGCACATCATTATCGCAGACACCCAAGCTAAGCCGGGTGAGAGTCTGGACTACATGAGTTATATTGGTCAGTATATCGCTGATAAACGCCCGGACGTTATCGTCCATATTGGCGACCACTGGGACTTCCCAAGTCTATCGAGCTACGACAAAGGCAAGAAGGTTATGGAAGGCCGTAGAGTCATTGATGACGTCAAGGCTGGACATGACGGCATGATTGAGTTGATGAAGCCTGTCATCGCACTACAGGAGCAACAGCGTGCAAGTAAGAAGAAGGTTTACAACCCTAAAATGGTATTTACTCCTGGCAATCACGAGGATCGGTTTGATCGCTACGCCAACGACAACCCAGAGCTTTACGGCCTTGTTGGTGTGGATTCCCTCAATATTGAACAGTACGGCTGGGAAGTTGCTGACTATCTGAAACCAGTTTGTGTTGACGGTATCTACTACGTCCACTACTTGGTAAACCCAATGAATGGTCGTCCACGAGCTGGTAATGCTGCTGCACAGTTGAAGGCCGTAGGTTCTTCATTCGTTGTTGGTCACAAGCAAGTGCTGGATATCGCTATCGCTGATAACCAACTCGACGGTAAATACCGCATTGGTATTATTAACGGTGCGTGCTATCCTCATGACGAAGCGTACAAAGGGCATCAAGGCAATAACCACTTCCGTGGTATCATGGTCTTGAACGAAGTTGAGGATGGCTTCGGCTTGCCTTGCCCAGTCTCCTTAGACTTCTTGACTAAAAAATACGCTTGACGTAAGACCGGGGCTATCGTAAGATGGCCCTTCTTTCATTGGAGGGTTCTATGTCACAAACGAAGAAACAATCTCTCAAAGAAACCCTTACCAACACTGGCGTTGGCATGGTGGGCAGTTGGCTCATTACGATGGGCACATTCAGCGCCCTTGGGGTTTCGAGTGTAGCAGGCAATGCACTGGCCTCCACTGTAGCCACAATCGGCTGTACAGTTTGGAGCATTGGGCGTGGCTATACGATCAGACGCTATTTTAATAAACAACATCAGAAGGAGAAGACAAATGAGTGAGCTTGTGAGCTTGAAGGACGTTGTAAGCCTGCCAGAGGCAGTTGAGTTCCTAGAAGGACTGCTGACCCAGCATGGAGACACTGAAGACGCCATGATGATCTTGCTGTTGAAGGTCAGCCTTACAAAAGCAATCCTTGAGAAAGCACTGGGGGCTGACCCAATCATCGTTACATTGGAGGATGTGGAATGAGTGTTAGAGTACTTACAATCCAAGAGATGCTAGATTTACCAAAAGGCGCTCACGCTGTCTTGGTAAAGAACGTCGATGATCTGGATGGCGGTGGCCTAGAGGCAGGGGCTGAACTAACCAAGAAGGGTGAAGTGTGTGATGACAAGCAAAGTGTAGGGTTTTGGCACTCAAGCGGGCAACGGTGGGACTTCTTTGAAGAGGGAGAAGTTGGAGTTGTTGAACAAACAGCTACAAATTTTGATCTGTCTGTCTTCGCACCAGAAACTGGTGAGCCTGCCCTGGGCGTATTTCGTCCTGATCTGGATACGCGAAAAGTTGGAAAAGTTCGTGTAGAGTTGGTTGACGAAGGATTCCCACTCGCATTGCGTGAAGTCGCAAAGGTAATGACTTGGGCACAAACTGCGAAAGGTTACAAAGACCACGACTGGCAAAACCTACCAAATGCTGAAGTTGCTTTAGCTGCTGCGGCCAGCAGACACCGCACAGACCATATCGAACAAAGAGTTGTAAAAGGTCTTGACACTGAGGAGTGCGTGGATGTAGAATCCTCACTTCACCACAAAGCTCATGAAGCTTTTGGTGTACTCGCTCAACTTGAGTTAATGTTACGTGGTAAGTTTGTTGACAAGCATACTGCATACGCGGTATAATATTACCCAAGCAAGACAATGAAAGGGAAACCGTTAAAAGGTTTCCCTTTGTTATTTAAGGAGAATTAATGACAATCACTGCCAAAATCATCGCTCACTCTATCTCACCTAGTGGTCAAATGATCGTTACGTGGGAGCTAGAGTATCAACGCTTCATTCACGGGGAGTTCATGACCCATCGTCTGTTCTCACGTAATGCTGCATCTTCGCGGGCTATTCCCGTCGCTACAATCATCAATCAAGTCCGTAATGACCCGGCCATGCCGATTCATTGGGGTGAGAATATGGCAGGAATGCAAGCTAAGAACGTGCTGTCTGATGCATTGACCCACTCTGCCAAGTACCTTTGGAAGAAAGCCGCAAACTTTGCTGCTAACATCGCTGAAGGCTTGACCAAGATCGGCCTGCACAAGCAAGCAACAAACCGTATCCTTGAACCGTTTCAGACAATGAAGACCGTTATGACTGCTACCTGTATGGACAACTTCTTCTGGCTGCGTAACCATGAAGACGCCCAACCTGAAATCAAAGAGCTTGCTCGTTTGATGTGGGAAGCTTTGCAGGAGAGCAACCCTGTTATAGTCGGCCCAGGTGATTGGCACGTTCCGTACTTTGGAACTGGGCAGTGGTATCACAACTGCCCAGAGGGCAGCCTTAAAGATGCTCTGGCAATCTCGGCTAGCTGCTGCGCTCAAGTGAGTTACCGTAAGCTGGATGATACGCTGGAGAAGGCCCAGATGGTATATAAACGCCTTGTAGAGAGCGAGCCGGTACATGCCAGTCCATTCGAACACAGTGCAACTCCAATGAAATTTACCAATGGGGTTGAACATTTTAAGGATAACGAACAACGCGGGGCACTTGACGAGTGGGAAGCTGGTGTTACACACGCTGATAGGTCTGGTAAATTCTGGAGCGGAAATCTCATTGGATGGGTTCAATATCGTCAACTAATTCCGGGGAATGTATGCCATGAATATGTTGGGCATTAAGGGTTATGAAGGACTATACACTGTCACTTTACAAGGTGATGTGTATAGTTTGGAACGTTGGGTGGAGCGTAAAGCTCCATACGGCATTGTGATGCAGTTTGTACCCGGTGTTAAGCGGGTATTGTCTGAGCATGGCACAGGCTACTTGACAGTTAGGCTTGCTAAAGGTGGTAAGGTGAAGACCCACAGAGTTCACCGACTGGTAGCAGAAGCCTTTATCAAAAACCCTGAGAATAAACCTTTTGTCAACCACATTGACGGGGATAAACACAACAACGATGTGTCGAATCTTGAGTGGACAACTCCTAAAGAGAACACCACACATGCAATCGAGACTGGACTTAAACCCGAGAATGACCGTAACCTAATTAACGGACGGTTCGTTCGCAGTAAGGAGCACCAACATGGCTGATTACGCACTTTCATTCCACGACCTGATGATGGTTGATGGCTTTAGAGAAGCACACGACACACAGAACAAGAAAGTATTCGAATCAATCTTACAGACGAACGGCTTTGAGGTGAGTTTGGGCTATGAACTTGTAGCCTGCAATCACCGAACAATCAATAACATTGAGTACTACGGAATTCGTGTTGAAGGGTTTGAACGCATAGACAAAGCTTGGTTAGCAACGGGATGTGCATCAATGAATGCTCAGATCGAGGCCACTAAAGACAAGAGCTTGCGTCACACCCTTCGCCAAATGAACTACCAGGGTACTCTATCTCCAACTGATATTAAGGAATAAATGTGTTAGGTGAAACTGAACTAGAAGCGGTGGTAATGGGGCTACCGTTCGACTTTAACGCAAAGACACGTATCATGACTGAAACTGACAGTTATGCCACCGTCTACCCACAATTCTTGGAGTTTGCAGACCAACAGTTCGACAAACAGTTCTGGACAAACACAGAAATGAAAGTTGAGCTTGATAGGATGCAACTACTATTTGAGCTGACACCTGCACAGCTACACGCTGTAAAATTTGTACTTCAACTCTTCCTCAAGTATGAGTTGATTGTTGGTGAAGAGTTTTGGAATGGACTATTTATTAAAGTCTTCCCAACTCCTGAAGCTAAGGCTATGGCGGCGGCTTTCGCTGCATTTGAACTTCAAGTTCATGCACGGTTCTACAACCAACTAAATGTGCAACTTGGCCTTGATACAGACGAACATTATCGTGCGTATGCTGCTAACCCTGAGTTGGCCGCACGTGTTGAGTGGCTTGAAAAGGTGCTTAGCGGGGAAGACAAACTGCTGTCTGTTATAGTTTTCTCGATGACTGAGACTGCGTTATTGTTCGCAAGTTTCGCAATCCTGAAGAGCTTTCAAACTAACGGGTACAACAAAATCGCTGTAACTGTTCGTGGAACTAACCAGTCTGCTATTGATGAAGACTTGCATGGCTTGGCCGCCGCCTGGGCAGTTAACCAACACTATAAAGAGTTGGGACGTCCACTACGTGAGGACACTGTAAGAGTTGAACAGATTTACAAGGCTATTCAATATGCTTACGAAC